ACTGCCCCAGCCACTGCCACTGCCACTGCCCCAGCCACTGCCACTGCCATCTCCATCGCCCCAGCCATCGCCATCGCCACTGCCATCACCATCGCCCCAGCCATAGCCCCTGCCATAGCCCCTGCCATCACCCCTGCCACTGCCCCAGCCATTGCCACTGCCATCACCATCGCCATTGCCCCAGCCACTTTTAACTATTTTATGCTTTATACTCATTTTTCCCCTCAATACTTTCTATAGCATCATTGGTACATATTAAAATTTCTATAGCCTGTAACCAAAGTAAACCAATAGAAGCGCATACTTTACTATCGTTGTGTAGTCCTGTATTCGCTACTTCATTTAATGATATCCCTTTATTCGTTGTTTGCCAATACCATAGCCTCCGAGAATCTTTTAAAATAACTTCATCTTTTGATTTTTCGATTAAAGTACCAAAATGAACTCCTGCGGAATAAGTTCTAATAATAACTTTTTTGTTTAAAAAATAAGAATCTATTTTATTCGTATTCTCTGTTGATGTAACTGAGTCATCAGCTAATATTTTATCGATAATTTTATTTAATAATACTTCTTTCATTCCATTTTCCTTTTTAAATATTTCTTTTATTTTCATTTTATTTACTCCCATTTATAAAACCAGCTTCTATCACATGGTAAAAAAATGCTTGATTTAATTCTTCTAATTCATTATCTTTAATTAATTGATACCCAATTACAATAGCAAATATTATTAGTAAAATTATTTTAATTATTTTTTTCATTATTAGACCTTTTAAAATTATCAATAAACAATCATTAATTTTCTTCTACAACATTACTATAGCAAATTGCTATAATGTAAGTCAAATCTTTTCTTAATCTATTTATTGTGCAGTGCAAAGAATGTAGTATTATCAAGGGTTATAAGCGCCAGTTATATAATTGATTAAAACAGTTTTGGCTTCTTCCCAGCTATAACATACTTCAACTAAATAACCGCGTTCTTCTAATTTAGGGAAAAATTCTATTTGTTCAGGACTTAGCCCACCTTTACCCCTAGATGTTTTAGGTTTTCGATCTGGGGCTTTCATTTCTATATATAAGCCATTATAGTGACATTGAGCAATTGGTAGGAATATATCAGGCACTCCAGCTTTGCTACCCTCAGCTTTAATGCGTGCTGCTTGTGCCTTACTAGCAGCACGTTGAGTATTCCTATTAGCATAGAGCATTTCTAGTTCTGGATATTCTTTTAAAACTAGTGGGTGTTTAGCCCACTGGAATAGAGCTTTTTGATGTTGAAATTCTATATACTGCATAAGTATTCCTTTATTGACGTAAATACTTTCTTAATGATATTAATATCCATTCTTCAATTTCATCTATAGAGTTAAAATGTTTAGAGCTAATGTTAAAGTTATAATCACAATTTGCTTGAGACATCAGCTCTTGAAATCTTATGTCTTCTGTTTTTTTCTTTATAGTGAAATCAAAGTATTCAGCCATATCTTTTAAAGGATGTCTAATAAATCCATATTCTAATAGCTTCCTTTCGAATTGATCGGTACTCATAATAAACCTTTAAAATGGTGGTTCATTATCTTTAAGATTCCCGTTCACTTCTTGGGTATGCTCGCTTTTATTAGAACTTAAAAACTCAATATTATTGGCACTAATTCTAAGAGTTCCAACAGCTTTATTTTCTTTATTGATATAAGCATTAGCGGTAGGAAATCCCTCAACTAAGATCTTACTTCCAACCACAATGTACTTAGCTGCAACCTCTGCTAATTTCCCATTACAACTTATTTCAACCCAGTTAGTTTTGGGGTTTTGTTTAGTTCCTATTGAAACACCCAAGCTAAAAGTTACAAAGGTTTCACCTGCGTTATTTGCTCTTTGAGTTGGAGCCTTTCCTACATTGCCAGTACAGATTAATTTAAACATTTCCTTTTACTCCCGGAATAAATAAGCCTTCTTTATTTTTAATAATTACATTAAACAACACAAGTATATCAATATATAAGCGTGCAGTTGTAAAACCACAGCCGTATGTTTTAGTCAAGTAGTCATTCATTGCACTACGTGTTTTACCTTGTTCTATAAATTTATATAGATCTATTATTTTACTTTTCATTTAGTTACTTCCTTTTTAAAATTATCCAACTATTATAAAAAAATTATGCTTTTGTTATTATTTACACTCTTGTCTTTCTTTTCATTAATTCTATCGTTACTCGTAACAATAAAAAACTTGCATGTTCCATCATTTGTGCTCTTCCATAAGTAAAAATTTCTTGAGGAGTAGATAATGATATTTTTAACTTAACTAAATCCTCAGTAGACATTTCATTTAAACGCATCTTAATTACCTTTCTTAAAATGAAGATTTAGTGCTTCTAAATATTGAATGTTCCATTTTATTTACTCCTATATTTCCAGTCAATATTATTTTCTCTCGCTACTTTTAAAATCAATGGTGCTAATTGTTTTAAGCAATACACATAATCCCTGATTTTATTTTCAACATCATTATCTAAATTCGGATATCTTCTTAATTCAATTTTCTTATAATCCATGATATCTACAATCTTTTTATCCTCGTCAGTTTTAGTAATTGCAACATCATAAATAAATCGATCATAATTTAATATCCATAGATATGTTCGCCATTGATAACTTGCTTGATATTTCTCATAGTTATAACTTCCGGTAGTTTTAAAGTCATGAACAGTGCTACTGTCTAAACTATCAACACGCCCGAATATTGTTACATCATCGATACTTTTTTGAATAGCTAACTCTCTACAATCTGGAGTCTCAATTATAATATCCTTATTGCAATTAATAGTCCACTCATCAACGATCGTACCATTATGAATAACACCATCTTGCATTAATTCTACAGCTTTATGAACTGCAATCCCAGCATACATTTTTAAAGATGGTGGGTCTAGCTTTAATAGCTTACGAACAAATAACTCTGGCGTGTATTCAGGTGGGTTATCGCCTAAGTTATATAACAACCCACTACAAAATTGAGTGTACTCATCTAAACGAGTAACACCCATAAATTTATTGTAATTTAGCATCATCTACTTTCTCAAAATAAGAATCTGCTTGTGCTGCAACTTCTGGATTAATTTCAATTTCTTTAGAAGTAAAAGCTTTTAACTTAGAGTCGAAAATAAAATTTAATTCTTTAGCTTTATCCATAAGCTTTTGTTTTAATACAACATTATTTTGAATAACACCATGCTTAGTTAAAGAGGTGCAATCGCTTGCAGTATTTACGTGATTAATTAATTCTAGCGCAGCATTAAAGTCCTCTTCGGCTTTCTCTTGCGCTGCTGTCTTAGTATTAATCTTTTCTTTAACATCATTAATTAAATCAGCTAAGTATGTAGTTTCTTCTAATAAGTGAGGTATCTCTAACTCTGGAAGTAATGCCCAGTTTTTACCCGTATGTGTTTCAGTTGGGTTAAAATCAAGGATGCGTTGTTTCCCTTGCATATGGTAATAACCTATCATATCTGATGCTTCACTTATTGTTTCACGTGCTTGTTTACCTGATGTCTTAATACGCATACAAGTTTGCTCACCGTCTTTATCTTCTGTTACTTGAGCGATTAAAATAATATCTTTTTTAAAGCTTCTAATTTTATTTAAAAATGCTTTGAATGCATTACCTAATGCTCCATAACCATTTAACCCTAGCTCCCCACTGCGTTTACCCAGCTTAGGGTCGTTAATAATTAATTCTACAGATAAAGAATCAAGAGCTTTACTAACGGTATCAATGATAATCGTATCATAGTCTTTTAAATCTTTCTCATTTAAATCTGCAACGTCTTTCCAGCTTGCAACTTGAACGCAATCTTTACGCCCAATAGTTCTATGTACACCATTATCAAAGTCTAATAATAAAGGTTTATTCGCACTGAATGCTAAACTACTCTTACCAGTTCCGGGTTGCCCGAAAATAACCATTATTAAATTCTCTACTTTGATTGCTTCTTGTGTCTTTGTTATTTTAAGTGCCATGATAATATCCTTTTAAATAAATGTTTTTTTAATTCACATCGATACTATAGCATAATGCAATAGCAATATGCAAATATTTATTGTAATAATTTTACTTGACACCTACTATAGTGAATTGCTATAATGGCGATGTGGGTTAAAAACTTTTAAAAAGGCAAATAAAATGAAAACACTTTTAATAACATTAATGTTTGCAAGTAATTTGGCTGTTGCGGTTTCGTTAGATATCCCTATATCTGCACCAGTTTCTAGTGTACCAGATGTGGGTTGTGGTTATTGCGACGATTACGAATCTGTAACTAATTCAATTATGGATAAATACCAAGAAGATGCTAAGAAAATTGAGAGTTACGCAGCCGAAGATCGTCGTAGATTACAAAGAGAACATGATCGTGAAACTAAAATATATCAAGCTTGTGTAGATAAACAAAACACAGAAATAGATAAGTTGGGAAAAATGGAAAAGGAATCTGAATATAAAAAATATTTAGAACTTAAACACATGTGCGATCATATCGATTATAATGAGAGTCAAAGTAAATAATTTTAGGAGTATTAAAAATGAAAGTATCAACAATGAATTTATTAACTCAATTGGGTTTTAAGATACAGATAGAAAACAATCTAACAGCGGATTATATAGATGTGTGCTTACCAACGCGTTACGGTAAGAAAGTAGTTTATAGAGAACATAAGCATTTATTAAGTGGTAATATTAAGAAAGCTAGATTGCCATTATCTAAGATTGTTAAATTGTATGTTTTAGGTTAATTTTTTATAGAAAGGAGGTATATAAATGAATGATTTTAAAATCCCGTTTCAAGATTTAAAAGTTGAAATGAAATGCATGGCAACTAATGGTTATGGCAAAAAAGATGAGATTATTTTTAAGTTTCCTCATGTTGTTAAAAATGCTACTAGACATTGCTATGCTTGCAATGCTGATTATGAAGACGAAGAGCATTTATTACCAAGTCTTAAATCTTATTGGTTGGGATGCCCTAAATGTAGAAATCGTGTTAAAGAAATGGAGAGAAGATTTTACGTAAGAGAGTTTTTATTAGAGAAGCAAGCCGAGGCTAATAAAATGAGACATGAAACAGAGGAACAACAAGAAAAAAATGTTTATAAGATAAGGAAAAGATAGTATAATTATGACTTAAAGTAAATTTCGTTATTGTGTTGGTCGAAACATTAAAACGAAGTTTACTTCATTAAATAGCCCTTTCTTTTAGATGATTCGACCCTTCTACTAGAGAGGGTTTTTTATTTTATAAAAGGAAATATAAATGATAAATAAAATTATAAATAATTGTTCGCTCAGGATTTATATGTTTGAGGATTGTGTAATTAGATTGTGCGATCCCACTAATATTTGTGATGATTTAAAAAATATAAAAGATAATAAAGAGTTATTTAAATTATTAAATATGATTTTAGGATATGATATTAATTTTAATGATTATTTAGGGCATTTATGTTATAAAGAATTTTTACAAACTCCGTATTGGAAAATAATAAGTGAATGGGTTAAAGATAAAGCTGATTATAAATGTGAGATATGTTCATCTTCTGTTAAATTAAATGCTCATCATCGTACATATAGCCGTCATTGTCAAGAGCATATTTATTGGGAGGATGATATATTATGTCTTTGTCAAAAATGCCATGAGTTGTTTCATAAAAATAGTAAATTAATGGAGTATAAAGATGAGTAAGAATGAGTGTGGATATATTGAAGGGGGATTTAAAATATGAAATATACAATTGAGGGTTTTTCTCAGCAAAAACTTGTTGAATATGGGTTGGATACTATAGATGCTTTGATTTTAAGATGGTTTGTAGACTTCCAACCTAAGATGATGAAAATTTATAACGATGAAAAAGATTATTGCTGGGTTAAATATCAAGCTATTATTGATGATTTACCGATTTTAGGTATAACGAATAGAGAGATTGTAGCTAGAAGGTTTAATAAATTTATTAAATGCAATATTATGGAAAAGCTTATAAGTAAAGATGGTGGGGTTTTTATAGGGTTTAGACTCACAACTAATTATCTCACATTAGTAGACACCCCTATCGACTCAAAAGTAGACACCCCTATCGACTCAAAAGTAGACACCCCTATCGACTCAAAAGTAGACACAAAATACTCTTCTATTAAAAAAGACTCTTCTATTAAAGAAGACTCTTCTATTAAATACTCTTTAAAAAATAAACAAAAAGAAAATATCCCATCGGCTAACGCCTCGGATTGTGTGAATGAAATTTATGAATATTGGAATGAAAAAACAAAACAGAATTTAAAAGGAGATAAGCAGATAATTAAAAGCTTAGAAACAATCTTAAAAGATTACACGTTAGACGATATTAAAAAAGTAATTGACTACATGATATTGAATCCGTGGTTTAGACAAAGTAGGAATCTAGCAATATCAGTTTTAGCTAGAACTAATAAGTTTGGTGAAAAGCTAGATAAAGCACTTATCTATCAGAATGAAAAACCTCAGCAATCAACATCAGAAGCATTACATAGGTGTAATTCTCTTGATTTTTCAATCAATGATTTTTAAGAAAGTTTAAAATGTTAAATAACCCTATTGATCTTAGAATATCACTTTTAACAGAATCTCAGCTACAACATATAGAAAGCTTAAAAGAATGTGGAGATATCCCAATAGAACGAATCGATACTCTTATTGATCGTTATGTAGAAGAGAACACATTTAAAACGCATCCTTGTGAAAAGCATCCAATTGAAACTATTAGCTTTCAAAATAAAGAGTGTAAAATATGTAAATTTGAAGAATTAGAAAAAGATGCATCGCTTTTAAGAATAAAAAAAGCAAAGATTAAAGCTAATGTACCACCTCGTTATGCAGATTCTACTTTCGAGAACTTCATTACAAATGAGAAATCAGAGATTGTAGTTACCCAATTAAGAAAGATAGATCATAAAAATAATGTTTTATTACTTGGAAATACTGGCACTGGTAAAACACATCTTGCTTTTGCATGTATTGATAATTTTCTTCATATGTATAACGATGTTAATTGCAAATACATTCAATATTATAAATTGACTGATATAAAAATCAGAGATTTTACACAATTTGAAGAGATTCTCAATATCGATTTTTTAATAATAGATGAGTTCGGAGTACAAGGTTCTGACTTTAAAAGCAATCTACTATTTGAAATTGTAAATCATCGTTATAATTTCTTATTACCAACTTTCATCATTTCAAATTTAAATACAACTCAATTTAAAGAATCAATCAATGATGCATTATATTCCAGATTTAAAGAGAATTATTCAATATTCCTTTGTAATTGGGAAGATTACAGATTAAGGGAGAAAGAATAAACATGAGAAGATCTATATTTGATGAAGCGTTAGAAGATGATAGGCTAATACAACTAACAGAAAAAGAAAAGCTTTGGAATTTAATTGAAGTCCTAGAAATAGAAATCATTCAGTTAAAAGATAGAATTAAACAATTAGAAAAGGTAAATAGCAATGGTAATGTTTAAACGACTTATAGAAGACATGATCTCTAATCAGGTATTATCTGATGAGGATATTACTGAATTAGAATCAGCTACCAAAATAAACAAGCGTACCTTATCCAAGTTTAGAGGAGCTAATAAAGAACTAGCGATTAAGTTTAATGGCATATTGGATAAATACCCTAACTATATTAGGCTTGAATGGGTTTACATGAGATCAGCTAATAACAATTACTTTATCAAGCAGTTCTATAACAAGATGAAATTTTCTCTCATGTTCAAAGAAAAAGAAATAGCCATAGATTTAGTATCTACAGCACAAGCAAAGATAATAGCAGACATGCATAACCTAGGCGAGTACAATGGATAAACAACTCTTAAAAATAAAAAACCTTTTAGAATCAGCAGGTTATGAAAGAATTATACATGAGAAAGGTGATTGTGGTTGGAATGATGTCTTCATAAACGAGCTAGGAAGCGTTTCAATTGACCAGGATGACCTATGCCATAGGCGACCACCTCAAAAGCGTATAGCACGCGTTAAAACGCAAATAAACGGTATTCATGACCTGAGTTATTACTTTTGTTTAGGGAGTTCTTTTTATTTAATCGATTATGACCATTATGTAGAACATTTAAAAAAATGTACGAACATACTTTATGAGCCAATAAAAGAAAAATTATTTGACGGATGGCAACATTTCTATAGTATAATCCAGTTAGAGAAAACAACTATTGGAGATTAAAATGGCTAAAAAATTAAAAGAAGATATTGAAGATGTTAAGGGTGAAACTATTGAAACAGTTACTATTGAACCGATAGAATTCTTAACAGAAAGAATTAAGCAGTTAGAAGAAAAGATTGCTCTAATTGTAGATGCTCATAACAAAGGTTTTCACATATAGTAATGATCTATCAGCGAATAACTTGCGGATTTAGTAAAAGAGCTTATCTTAAAAAGAAATGCTTATCCCTCGTTTTACAAGATAGATATTCTCGTAGGTTTTTTAAAAGAAATAATAATGGGTAAAATGTGGTTTTTAATTCCAGCAAGTATGATCTTGTTTTTCTTATTTGGGGTATTCCCATTTGCAGGATATATTGTTGTAAAAGCATTATGCCTATTAGGTTTTGTTAAACATTGTAGCTTTAATTATTTAGAATATTTTGTTATTGGGCTTGCAATAAGTTTAATAACAGGTGGTATTCAATCATGTATTAAGGGGAATCACTATGAGTAAAGATGTTGATATGTCTGCTATTGCATTCCCTAAGGAAAAAGATAAGCCTAGAAAAAGAGCCCCTGCTGTTCAATATACCGATGAGATGTTAAATGAAATTGGTGAGCTTATGCAGTCGGGGTATTCTTATAGTAAGGCTTGCGAAGAGATAGAGGTATCTCAAGGTTCTATGTGGGCATATATTAATAGAGATGCAAAACGCCAAGAATATTACGCGCGAGTTCGCTTGTTACAAGTGGCTTTTAAGGCAAATGTACTTGAAAATTTAACTACTGAAACACCCGATTATGCACCAGATGGAAAAATCGACCCGGGTTGGGTTGCTTATCAAAGATTAAAAATCGATACTGCTAAATGGCAACTATCCAAAGAATTACCAAAAGTTTATGGTGATAAAATTACTCAAGAAGTATCAGGTGTTAATGGTGCTCCAATAGAGCAAAACGTTAGTATTAATATCGAATTTAAAAAACCTGATGAATCTTGATATCAAGTTCCCGGAAAAAATGCAATTCCTTTTCGAGCCATATCGCTATAAAATAGTAAAAGGTGGTCGAGGTAGTGGCAAGTCTTGGTCGATGGCTGCTGCTTTATTAATTAAAGGTCTACAAAAAACAGAACGTATCTTATGCGCTCGTGAATTTCAAAACTCAATAGATGAATCTGTATATCAACTGCTAACAGCAACAATCAATAAATATAATTTACATCCTTATTATGAAGTTCAAGCTAAAAAAATATTTAGTAAAATCAATGGGACTACATTTAGTTTTGTTGGATTACGTCGTAACATATTTAGTATGAAGTCATTTGAGGGAACAACTATATGTTGGGTCGAAGAGGCTCAGACTGTTACTAGGCAGTCATGGGAAATTTTAATCCCAACTATTAGAGAATCTGATTCTGAAATATGGGTATCTTTTAATCCAGATATGCAGACTGATGAAACATATAGGAGATTTGTTTTAAATACTCCACCACGTTGTAAATTGGTTGAAATGAATTATCAAGATAACCCATGGTTTCCAGATGTTTTACGCGAAGAGATGGAGCAATTAAAGCTTTCTGACTATGATTCTTATTTAAATGTATGGGGTGGACAATGTAGGCAATCAGTACAAGGAGCTGTGTATGCGAATGAATTACGTAAGGCATTAGAAAATAAACAAATAACTAAAGTTCCGTATGAGCCTAATTATACAGTCGATACTTTCTGGGATTTAGGATATTCAGATTACACGGCAATTTGGTTTGCACAAATGATTGGATTTGAAATTAGGGTAATTGATTATTACCAGATGAGGCTAGAAGATCTTGAGCATTATATTAAGTTATTGGATAAAAAGAATTATCGATATGGAAAAGCTTATCTACCGCATGATGGGGCAAATAAAACAATCCAAGGTGCGGGGCTATCAATTAAAGCACAATTAGAAAAAGCAGGTTATAGAGCAGTTACTCATCAAAGAGAAAGTAAAGTTGTTCAGATTAATTCTGTTCGAACGATATTTCCTAAGTGTGTGTTTGATGAGGAGAATTGTGTTGATGGATTAAACGCGTTGCGACATTATAAATATAAAGTAAATGAAACAGGTCAGTTTTCAAAAGAGCCAGATCATGATGAATCATCACACGGGGCTGACGCTTTTTCTCAGTTAGCAATTCATTTAAAACCAATTAAAGACCTTACAAAACTCCCACGACAAGCACAGACAGATTATAATATCTTTGGTTAATTCCATTCACTAATTCCCTATTATACTTTTTACCCTGTTATTTGACAACTGTTGAATCTTTGGATACAATGCGATCATATTTACTTTACAATTCCCTATTACTCTTATAATAGGGAACTTTAAAATGAGGTTCAATATGCCATTACCAATTTCAGGTGCAAGTTCTTTTTCAGATTTAATAAATTATGCAAATTCACAAAGCACTGCGGTTGCTAATAGTTTTGTTGGTAAGCCAACAGGTAGTCAAACACTTATTACAAATCCAAACAAACAAAAACCAAATACTCTAGGCGTTGGGTTAAGCTTTGGGGTAAAACCAGACTTTGCTAAGTCGTCTACTATGCCTGCTGGCATGGCTGATGCTGTAGTTCGTTATAAAACTTTATTAGGAGCATAATATGGGCGGAGTAGTTAGTGCAGTTACCAATTTAGTGACAGCACCATTAAATGCGGTGACTGGCATATTAACTGGAGGCCAGCAATCATCAGCTCCTACGCCACCACCTGCACCATTGGAAACACCTACTGCACCACCGGGAGCAGATACGGTAAAAGCTGCACAAAATAGAATAAGAAGATCAGAGGCATTACGTGGTACGGCTGCAACAGGTACAACAGCTAATATATTAACTGGTGTTAAGGGTGACACTTCATTAACAGATCAGAATAAAAAGAATTTACTAGGGTCATAAATGGATAAAGAATTACCGGGCTTATCGTCAACTATTGCAGAAAAGATATGTAAACGATACGAGTCTCTTTTTTCTAAGCGAGCTACATGGGAAGCGCATTGGCGTGAAATCGATGAGCGCGTTAGTCCAACTCCTGATTACTTTGGTAACAATACACCAACTCCTGGGCAAAAACGTACGGAGCGTGTATTTGATTCTACAGCTACACTAGCTTTAAATAGATTCGCCTCAGCTATGGAGTCAATGTTAACACCTCGTACTCAACGCTGGCATACTTTATTACCAAGACAAAAAGAATTACAAGACAATCCAGAAGTAAGAAAGTATTGTGATGATCTAGTAGATATATTATTTGATGCTAGATATAATCCCAAAGCTAATTTTGCTAGTCAAACTTATGAATGTTATAGATCACTAGGTAAATTCGGAACTGCTGCGATATTCGTAGATGAACATATTGGTCAAGGATTGCGTTATAAAGCTATTCATCTATCAGAATTATTTATAGCTGAAAACTTTGTAGGTGTAATTGATACAGTTTATCGTAAGTTTCGTTATTCAGCATATCAAGCAGTCGGTGCTTTTGGTATGGAAAATTTACCATCAGCTATACAGTCTGCATATAATAATAATCCTGATACTCTATTTGATTTTATACATGCCGTTTATCCAAACGATGATTATAAAAAAGATAAGCGTAATGATAAAGCAATGAGGTATAAGAGTTGCTACGTATCAATTACTGGCAAATCTATTGTAAGAGAATCTGGTTACAGAACAATGCCTTATTGTGTAAGTCGTTATATTACGAATAGTAATGAAGAGTACGGGCGTAGTCCAGCTATGGATGTATTACCAGATATTAAGATGCTTAACGAGATGGCTAAGACAGTTATACGATCAGCACAACTACAAGCTTCACCGCCTTTATTATTGCCTGAAGATGGTGAGATTATGTCATTCAGTATGCGACCGGGAGCGTTAAATTACGGTGGTGTAAATGCAGCAGGTCAACAATTAATTCATCCTTTACAGACGAATTCAGATTTGGGTATTGCTGAATACATGATTAAAGATCGTAGGCAATTAATTAATGATGCGTTCCTTGTTTCATTATTCCAGATACTAGTAGATACTCCAAGCATGACGGCTACAGAAGCTATGTATAGACAGCAAGAAAAAGGCGGATTACTAGCTCCTGCTATGGGTAGACAGCAATCGGAAATGTTAAGCCCAATGATTGAGAGAGAATTAGATATTTTAGCTAATGCCGGTGTTTTGCCTCCTATGCCTGAGATCTTAGCGCAAAATGGTGGGTTATTTGATATTAGTTATATTAGCCCTTTAAACAAAGCACAACGAGCAGAGGAAGGTGTAGCTATATTAAATAGTATCCAAGCATTAACTGGGATGGCTCAATTAGACCCAAGCGTATTAAAAACATTTAACTTTAAGTCTGCAATTAAAGAGTTATCAGATATTTACGGAATTCCTGCTAAAGTATTATTTACTGATGAAGAGATTCAAGAAATGAAAGCAGCGGATGCGCAGCAACAACAATTGCAGCAAATGATGCAAGCTGCACCAATTATAGCGGATACAAGTAAAACTTTAGCTGAGACTCAGAATATTAGTAATCAAGCGGGAGCTGCGATAATACGATGATAGACTTACTTAGAAAAAAACGTAATAAGATGGTTGCATATCAGAATTGTTTTTGTGATGCAACTGGAAAGAATTTAACACTAGATGGGCAAAAGGTTTTAAAAGACTTAATGCAGTTCTGTAGTGTTAATGCGTCAACTGCTTACCAAAGTAGTGACGGAAAGATTGACCCGATACGGATGGCTTTTGAGGAGGGCAGACGTACCGTGTTTAATCGTATTAAGTATTATTTAACTTTAAGCGAGGCTGATTTTCAAAAGGCTAAAGAGTTAAATATTGAGTAGTAAATAATTTAAGGAATAAATAAAATGACTGATTTAAACACTGGTTCTGTAGATGCAGGTACGCCAAGTGATGTAGGTTCAAGCACTACAACACAGGCGAATGTTCAAACTAGCGCTAATGTTGCAAGTGGAATTGACCCACATATAGCAGCATTACAACAACCGATAACGAATATAAATAAAGATGCTTGGTATACAAGCTTAGAAAATCCAGACTTAAGAGGATATGCTGAAACTAGAAACTGGAAAAGTCCAGAATCAGTAGTAGAAAGTTATCAGAACTTAGAAAAATTAATGGGAGCGGATAAAGCAGGGCGTGGCTTAATAATGCCTGCTGATGCTGAAGATGCCGAAGGATGGAATCAATTATACAATAAATTAGGTAGACCTGAAAAAGCGGATGATTATAAGTTAAATGTACCTGAAGGCTTTGATGGTTCAATGACTAAAGAAGCTTCGAAATGGATGCATGAATTAGGATTAAATGCGAAACAAGCGCAACAGTTAAATGATAAATATAATAATTATTTATCTGAGACTATGCAAGCAGCTGATGCTAAGTATCAACAAGATCAACAAGCACAAGTGCAAGAGATCATGAGTAGCTGGGGTCGAGATGCAGATAAGAATATTGAATTAACTAGACGTGGTGTATTAGCATCAGGTTTAGATGAAAATACCTTAGCGCAAATGGATAGAGCTATTGGCGCAAAGAATGTATATGAGATGTTTAGAAGAATTGGCGCTAGTTATTTAGAAGATTCCTTTGAGGGGAATAAAGATAGTGGGCATTCATTTGGACATTCACCGGAAGCTGCTAGGGCAGAAATACAACGTCTTAAATCATCAGACAAAGAGTTTGGAGCTAAACTATTAAATGGTGATGCTGCCACTCGTCAGAAATGGGATAACTTGAATATGATTGCAGCGAAAAGGTAATTATATGAATACTCAAGAATTAAAGTTTGAATTATTAAAACTAGTTCATAGACCGGGTGTTAGTCCGATTGAGATATTAGCGACTGTCTCACAGTATGCGAAATATATTCAAGAAGCTACGCCACCAAACACACCGGATACCGCAACTAAAGGCGGTGGCAACAAAATAAAATAGTTATAAAAGGATAACATTATGTCATCATTTGATCTTAATGTAGCAGTACAACAGTACACGCATACCGTACAATTGCTATCTCAACAAAAAGAATCTCGCCTTTCTGCGAGTGTTATGCAAGAAAATCATATTGGTAAACAAGCTGTAGCTGTTGATCAGTATGCTGCTGTAACCGCAAGTAAAGTAACTAATCGTTACGCTCCACTTGTGCCATTTGACACACAAAATGATAGACGTTGGGTATCTCCAACTGATTATCATTGGAATGATTTAGTGGATAATTTTGATAAATTACGTTTATTAAATGACCCACAATCATGGTTTGTACAGTCAGGTGTAGCAGCGTTAAATCGTTCTAAAGACGACGAAATTATTACTGCTATGTTTGCTACTGCGAAAACTGGTGAAACTGGTACAGGTACAACAAGCTTTTTAAGTGCTAACCAAGTAGCGGTAGGCTTTGGTGCTTCTGCTGCAACTGGTTTAAACGTAGCCAAATTAATTGAAGCTCGTAGAATATTAATGTCTAATGAAGTTGATATTGAGAACGAGCCAATTTATTGTGTGATTTCAGCTAAACAACATGCGAACTTATTAAATGAAATTCAAGTTGTTAATGATGATTATTCAAATACAAAAGTTTTAGTTAATGGTCGTGTAGAGCAATTCTTAGGAATTAACTTTATTCATTCTGAAAGATTACCTACTGATGGTTCTAGCTACAGACGTATTCCGGTTTATACTAAATCAGCTTTACATCTTGGTATGTGGAATGAAATCACTGCTAACGTTGACCAACGTAAAGACTTGAGTTCATTACCTTGGCAAGTTTATGTGATGGGTACTTTCGGTGCGACTCGTACTGAAGAGAAGAAAATTGTTGAACTTCCATGTTCTGAATAATTTTAAAAGGAAATTAAAATGGCTGTAGTAAATACAAAATCAACTAACATTACCAATTCGGATGCAACACCAGTTACTAAACTGAGCTCTGCAATTGATGCAGGTAATTTAAAATTTAAAATAGCAACTTTGGCTGTAGCTGCTGCTGATGATGATACAAGTGTATTTCGTTTTGTTCGCGTTCCTAGTAATGCGGTAATTATTAAAATGGACTTGTTCAATGATGCTATCACATCAGGTACAGACTATGATTTCGGAATTTATCAAACTGCTGCTAATGGTGGTACTGTGGTAAATGCTGATGCATGGGGTAAAGCAGTTGACTTATCAGGAGCACGTGTTGCACCTCTTGATATAGTACACGAAGGTGGTAGTGATTCTCCAATTGAAAACTGTTATAAACGCGTATGGGAATTAGCTGGGTTAACTGCTGATTCTGGGCGTGAGTATGATATTTGCGCTACTGCAAATACAGTAGGTTCGGGAGCTGGGGATATTACGCTTAAAGTGTATTACTCTATTTAATAGGAATAGTGAGCCATTCGGATTGTCGGGTGGTTCACATTTAAAAGGATAACGAGATGGCAACAGAATTATATTCATTAGATAAAGGGTTAAATTATTCCACAGTAACTAAAGCTACTGGTTCAGCAACAACTAAAGGAATGGAGTTAACTATTGATTTAGCTAAATTTACTTCTAAAAAAGAAGTGTTGTTAGCATTAGACGAAATAAAAATCTTTATTACACGAGATGTATTTAAACCCGCATAACAGGAAAAGAACATGGCTAGTCAAGTTGATATAGCAAATCGAGCATTAACTAAATTAGGCGAGGCTCGTATCGTTAGTTTTACTGATAATACGAACATAGCCAGAACTGTTAATAGTATGTGGGATGTCGTACGTGATGCGGAGTTGCGGTCTCACGTATGGCGTTTTGCATTAGCAAGAGCATCGTTACCAGCATTAGTTGATGCACCAACCTTTGGATATAATTATCAGTATCAATTACCGAGTGATTGCTTAAGATTAGTAGAAGTGGCAGAATTCAGAGTTAATAACTTAGCTGATTACATTAATCGTGATGATTCAATTTATACGGTTGAGGGGAATAAAATCTTAACTGATTTAGGAGCTCCTCTAAATATAAGATATATTCAACAGACACTTGATACTGCGCAATTTACAATTGATTTTGTAGAAGTATTAGCATGCAGGTTAGCTGCTGAAATGGCGGAAGTATTAACGAACTCAATGGAAATGCGTAAAATGGCATGGCAAGAATATAATCAAGCTGTATCATTAGCGGTTAAAACTAATTCGTTAGAGTTACCAAGCAAATCAGCATTCGATGATTCATGGATGATTGGCAGATTATAGAAAGATATTAAATGCGTGTAACCGCCTTAAAAACAAACTTCACTGCGGGAGAGCTATCGCCATTATTAGATGGTCGTGTAGATATAGCTAAGTATAGTAATGGCTGTAAACAATTACAGAATATGATTCCTCTTGTTCAAGGTTGTGCTACTCGCAGAGCAGGAACGCAATTCATATCAGCAGTTAAAGATTCCGCAACTAAATCATGGTTGGCTACATTTGTATTTAATTATCAACAAGCTTTTGTATTAGAGTTTGGTGTTAATTATATACGCTTTTACACACAACGTGGGCAATTAACTGCGGGTAGTGTGCCAGCATGGAGTAATGCTACTGCTTATACGGTAGGCGATTTAGCCTCACGTTTAGGAATAAGTTATTATTGTAAGGTTGCACATACAAATCAACAACCACCTAATGCTACCTACTGGTATCCATTAACAGACAATATACTAGAAATACCTACGCAATTTACTGCTGATATGTTAACTACTAGTGAGGGTACTTTTGGGTTATCACTAGTGCAATCAGGCGATGTTATATATATAGCAACAGGTACTTACAAACCTCAGAAATTATCGAGATTAGCCAATATCAAATGGACATTAGAAGATATCAGTTATGTATTCCCACCCTTTGCTACAATTAATAGCGATGAAACAAACCTAGTTAAATCAAGTGCTCAAACTGGTTCAGTTACTATTACTGCAACTGACAATGACACATTTGTTAAAATACCTGTAGGTGCTGAATTCTATATAGCTCAAAAGGTAGACGAAGATACTAAGATATGGGAGCCCGCAAAAAGTATAACAACGGGTGATATTAGAATTAATGACGGCAAAGCATATAAAGCTTTAAATACTAAAACCACAGGATACGTGCCACCGATTCATACTATCGGGGCACAGTATGACGGAGATGATGGTGTGCAATGGGAATATCAAAACCCGGGCTATGGTATAGTTAGAAAGGTTGCTGACACTGGGGCGACTACGATGTCTGCAACAGTATTAAAGCAAATACCTTTAGGGGCAACTAGTACCAACCAATCTTTTGTGTGGGCTTATCCAGCATGGACAGCTACAGATGGATACCCTACATTGGTGACATTCTTTAGACAAAGATTAGTATTTGCTCGTGATCGTACGTTATGGTTTTCAGTTGTGGGAGATTATGAAAATTTTGCTTTTGCTGAATTCGGAGAAGTATTAGCAGAGTCAGCTATTAGTTTAAACATTGATAGTAGTGATACTAGTCAGGTAACTTATTTAAGCTCAACTAAACAAGGGCTTGTAGTTGGTACATCCTCAGGTGAAATCATTATATCAGAGGCTTCTATTCAAGATGTGTTTAGCCCAACCAATGTGAAAGTGTCTGAGAGTTCAGGTTATGGTTCGCGAAATATTAATCCCGTACGTATTGATGATGCTGTATTATTTGTACAACGTGGTGGGGTTAAAGTAAGAGAAACGCAGTATAATTTTCAGGTAGATAATTTTACTGCTACTGATTTAACCATATTAAGTGAACACATTACACAAGGTGGGATAGTAGATCTAACTTATCAATTAAGCCCATATAGTATCTTATGGCTAGTGCGTGCAGATGGTGTATTAATCGGATTTACTTATAATAAAGCCCAAGATGTAACAGCGTGGCATAGGCATATAATAGGTGGTTCTTTTGGTTCGGGTGATGCAGTTGTTGAGTCGGTTGCGTCGATACCAAGCCCGGATGGTTTACGTGATGATCTATGGTTAATTGTTAAGCGTACAGTTGATGGGAATACAGTTAGGTATGTTGAACTCATGCGTGAAGAATATACAACAGGCGATGATCGCACTGACATGTTTTATGTGGATTCTGGCTTGACATATGACGGAGTACCGGCAGATAACATTTCAGGGTTAGAGCACTTAGTCGGTGAAACAGTGCAGGTATTAGCTGATGGTAGTGCACATCCAGATTGCGTAGTTAATGGAAGTGGTGAGATTGATTTAGACTTAGAGGCAAGTGTAGTTCAAGTAGGGTTAGGTTATACTCCTATTGTTCAAACTATGAGAATTGAGGGCGGAAGTGGTGATGGAACTGCACAAGGAAAAATAAAGCGACTCGATTCTATCGTGTTTAGATTAATAAATTCATTAGGTGTTTTAGTTAGTCAAACAGGTTCTAATTATCAAAACTTAACATATAGAACTTCGGCGGATGAAATGAACCAACCAGTACCTTTAGTGACAGCGGATGCGGAATTAAACTTAGCTGGAGATGGATATAATACAGATGGCTTTATATATATTAGCCAATCGCAACCGTTCCCTATGACAATTATAGCAATAATTCCACAACTTGTAACATATGATAAAGGTTAATTATGCTAACTTATTCAAAGTTGATTGCTGAAGATTTCTTTAAAATTAAGGTTCAGGATAACCAGAAATTTACACCTGAGCAATTAGGTGAGATTAGTAGTTATGAAAAAACTGATGCAAGAACGTATAAAGATGAAACAGGGGAGATTATTTTTATTGGTGGTATTGTTCACAAATGGCATGGCAGTGCATGCCTCTGGGCTATTTTGTCACAAGATTCTGGTAAAAATATGATACAATTAACACGTGAAGTTAAAGCATGGATAGCTACTTATACTAATTATAAGCGTATCGAGTTTTATGTAGATGAAACTTTTCTAGCTGCTAAACGTTGGGCTGAAATGCTTGGCTTTAAATGCGATGGATTATGCCCAGCTTTTTTAGTTAATGGCAACGGTGCTTTTATATATTCAAGGATAAATTAAGATGGCTGATAAACTTTGTACTAAATGTAAAGTGATTAAAGACAGTTTATTATTTAATAAAGATCGCCAAAAATCTGATGGCTTATATTCAAGTTGCAAAGAATGTCATAGAAAAAGATTTAATAGTTATTATAAAAACAATCATAGAAGATGCAGGGAGCAAATGAATGCTAGAAGATCTTCAATAGCAGGGCGCTTAAGAAGGAGAATAGAGCATAGCAGAAATAGGTGTCTTGTTAAGACAGAAAATGATTTTAATTATGATGATTTAACGCAATTGTTTTTGAGTCAAAAGTCTTTATGTAATATATGTAAAATTGATATTGAAAAATATTCACATATAGACCATATTATTCCAATATCAAAAGGTGGAAATAATGATATAATAAATATTCAATTATTATGCCCAAAATGTAATAAAAGAAAACATAATAAATCACCAGAGGTTTTTAAGGAGAGCTATTATCGCTGATCCAGTTACTTTAATGTTAGGTGCTACAGTCTTAGGCGGGTTAACTTCCGCTGGTGGACAGATGAGCGCTGCAAATACACAAGCGCAACAATTACAAGCACAACAAGACGCAGCTAATTATAATGCTGATATTTTAGATAAACGAGCTGGTGTTACTGGTGTCGAAGGTACAGCAGCATCTAACTTACAAGCAAATCGCGCACAACAATATATTTCAAATCAACGAGCAAGCCAAGCACAGAGTAATTATTTCGGACAATCTGCGGATATGATACTCGACCAGTCTGAAGCTAACGCAGAATTAGATCGGTTAAACATGGCTTATCAAACAGAATCAAATGTTATCGGATTAAAACAACAAGCAGCACAAACAAGATATCAAGGTAGTGTAGCAGGCTCACAAATACAGCCAACATTAAATGCTGGATATATGGGAGCTGCGGGTAGTTTAATCGGTACAGCAGGACAAGTAGCGTACTTAGGTGCGAAACAACCAGTAAATCCATACTTAAATTGGAGCAAGATGTAATGGTTAAAATATATGAACAGCAAACTGCACCAACAGGTGGAGTTAACGCATTACAGACGACACAAGCAGCGCAGTTAAATAATCCTGAAGCAGCTGCTCAGATTAATCTAGGGCAATCAATTTCTAACTCAGCAAGTACATTTATGGATGTACATATAGCGAATACGAATCTAGCATTAAAGCAACAAGAATCAAGCGCTGCTTTATGGGCAACGAAAGCTACAAGCCAAGCAAAACTAGAGTGGACACAGAAATTTAATCAAATGCAATCAGACCCTACATATAGTAATTCTGATGGGTCTACATTTAGCAATGCTGTAATGAGCAAGTTTAAGGAAACACAAGATAAAGCTATCGCGGATGCACCGGATGCAGCAAGTAAAAAATATGTAACTGAGCAGTTTGCTCAATTGGGTACAAGCCTTGGGGTGCAATCCATTGAAACCGCAGAAAGGCAACGGATAGCATTTAATGATAACCAATTAAAAAGCACTATGAATAATGGGGCTTCATTAGTAGGCATAGACCCTAACCAAGCAGATGCAGCATATAAGAATACAGATATCGCAATCGAACAAGCCAATATACCTTTTGAGCAAAAGCTTGCTCTTAAAGAAGAGAATCGTAAAAGCATTGTACAAGCAGCTGCTAATAATCAAATACAAAATAATCCTGCTGCTTTTAAAGGTTTAATAGCTCCAAGCGTTGGAACATTTGCGGAAGGTACACCACAATCTAAGATAGTTAATGCAGCACAAGCAAGCGGTAATGACCCATTAGTTACATTAGCTATTGGACAAATAGAAAGCGGTTTAGATTTTCAAGCTGAAAGTTCAGCGCCGAATTCAAGTGCTAAAGGAGCTTTTCAATTTACCGATGCTACTTGGAAAAGATACGGTGGTACAGAGGCAGACAGATTTAATCCAGATAAGCAAATCGAAATACAACAAAAGCTACAGGCGGATAATGCTAATTATTTGAGGGCGCATATAGGTCGGGAGCCATCAGCTACAGATCAATACATGGCGCATTTCTTAGGTGCATCTGGTGCAGCTGCTGCGCTTAATGCAGACCCAAATATGAAGATGTCTGATCTAGTGCAACAATATGACCCGAAAAATGCAGATGCTATTATCAATGGTAATAATATAGGTGATAAAACTGTAGGGCAAGTTATTAGTTCTTACAATGATAAAATGAATAATGCCATGCAGAAATTTAGTAATAAACAAGAAGCAACGTATAAGCCTTTTTTTATGAAGATCATGACGGAAGCTGAGAGACAACATTATGATAATGCTGCAACAACTGCAGTTAATCAGCAAGCAGCGACATTGCGTGTTAATCTAAGTGGGCAGGTAGCTGATCATGAGGCGCAAGCTTTAAATGGAATCATGCCAAGTCAGCCATTAAGCCAACAACAATTTAATCAGATGTATCCGAATAATCCAATGGAAGCCTCGGCTGCTTATACTAAATATAATGATGCTTTAACAACAGGTGTTAAGATTAGCCAGTTAAGCGCTATGACGGCAGATCAAAGAAATGCTACTGTAGCTGCTGCAACTACTTTGCCAGAACCAAATACCCCTGGATATGCAGAGAAAGTTAAAGTACAACAAACTTTATTAGCTGCGAATGATAGAATTAATACACAGATTAAAGCAGACCCAGTCTCTTTTGTTATGCAAAGTAGTCCTGTTGTTAAACAATATGCAGCTCAAATGCAGGCAAATAACACACCTGAAAATAGAAAAATGTATTTTGATGCTATTGCATCACAGCAACAAGCACAAGGGCAAATGTTTCCTAAGATGATGACTAAAGGGCAAGAAGATCAAACAATTGCAATGATGCAGAATCTACAGGGAAATAAAAAAGCCGAGGTAGTACAGCAATTAGTTAGCCAATACGGCGAGCATTTCCCTGATGTAGTTAGACAGTTAAAAGCTAACAATGCGTTCCCGTCTGGGTTAACTGCTATATTATCTGCACCTACTCCGCAAGCTATGGAGCAAGCGTCAATTGCAGCTGATTTAGATAAAAAGACTTTAGAAACTACAATAGGTGCTAATAAGAAAAATACTGACGAAGCTATATCGGATGCATTAGTATCTTATAAAGGTAGTTTAAATCAAGTACAGCAAGGTAGTAAATCTACATTAGACTTACAAGATACAATTGAGAAGATTGCTTATAGCTATGTAGCAATGGGTAGAGACCCAGCGGATGCAGCAAAGACAGCAGTTAATATGTTTGTTGGTGATGACAAATATCAATATGTAGATAATAATACATCAGGCTCAACAATCAGGTTACCTAAATCTGTAAATGCTAAACAAATACAAAGCGGGTTGGATAATATTACTGATAATTTAAATATAGATAATACTAGTTTAAATAATGTAGAAGCTTTAAAAAATCCTTGGTATATGACTGACAATGCAGATGGTTATATTAATCAGATTAAGAAAAACTCTATGTGGTTAACTACAGATGATAACAAGGGAGCATCATTATTTTTCATGGGTAAAGATAATAGACCGTATCCTGTGTTTGACAAAAAAGGTAATCATGTTTATAAGTCTTTTACGGATTTACAAATAGCAACTCCGCCGGTAGTAGATAAGAACAAAGTAGATCAAAATTATAGTCCGGCAAATGAATTAAGTAGCAACTTTCTTTTTGGGAAAAATTAATGGATAATCAATTACAACCTTTAGGCTTACCAGAGAGTTATTCAACTGATAATTATGTGCCAGAGGTTGGCGCTCCCGCATCAGAGGTGAGAAATCCCTCAGCTATGTTATCTCTAGCTGGTACAACATACGGGGCTTTAGGTGAGGGTGCTAGTGCAACTATTGGTGAATTCCTTGATACTAAGACTGGGTTACAATCATTTAATGCTGGCATAGCTCCTAAATTAGTAGAGCGTCCTAAATTACCACAAGAGAAAGTTAATCAGCTTTGGGCTGAAAATGGAATAACAGATAGTCCACCAGATGCGAGCGGTTATAATGATGTGTCTATTTATTATTTACTAGATGGTGCTAAACGTCATCAAGCTATGAAAGATATTGACGAAGCTACAGATTATAGCGTAACAGGTACTCCTATTCGTGCTGTTGCTGGGTTAGCCACTGGGATGTTAGACCCTATCAATTTAGCTGCTGGGTTATTTCCTGCTGCTAAGATAGCCGGAGCTGTTGGGGCAAAAGGTGTAGCTGCTGGTCTTGAAGGATTGGCTGCAACAGCAAGTAGCGCATCAGCTTCTTTAGTCGAAAGAGTGGGAGCACGAGCAGCCGTTGGAGCGGTAGAGGGTGCAGTTGGTAATATTCCATTAGAAGCAATAACAGCACCAATGCGTTCAGAGTTAGGGCAAGATTACACAGCTAATGATTCATTACAGAATATATTAATGGGTAGTGTAATAGGCGGAGGCTTACACGTAGTAGCAGGTGGTTTAGGTAGATTGCGTACAAGCGAAACTACACCTGTAGCAACTAATGAATCTTTGATTAATTCTACGCATCCAGATGTAGCAGTTCTTAGAGATAAATTAACTACATTGGAAAATAAACCCGGTGAGGTTGCTTCTGCTGATTTACGTAGTGCAGTTGATTTATTAGTTAGTAAGAAAACAGAGGTAAAGCCTGAGGGTGAAGTTGCTGCGGATACTATTGCAAAATCACAAGATGACTTAACTACAACTGTCCAAGACGATGTAATTAAAACTAATGAGGCAAGCGATAATATAGCAACTCAATTAGAAACACCAGTTAAAACAATAGAACCAACAGTTCAAACATTAGCAGATTTTATTGATCAGCCATTAACAACAGGGCGTATGATTGATAATGTTTTAAATGAATATAATGCACGTGTTTCCAATTTGGAAATAGCTGCTAGGACTCCAGAGAAAAAACTACAAGTATTAAAAGAATCAATTGCTAAACAAGAGCCAAGTGTAGGGGAATTAGCAGAACGTGCTACACCAGAAACGCGTGAGGCTGTTAATAAATCAGCCGTAGTAGCATTAGATAACGAACAGTATCCAATGGTTGAAGCATTATTGAAATCTGATGAGAATATAAAAGGTGCTACTATTAAAGATGCCGTTAACGAAGTTAGGAATAAAATCAATGACCCTGAGAATAGTTACATAACTGACATGCTTCCTGAGAAGCCTAGACTAGATACTCCTGTTTTATTTGAGGAACAATTAAACTATAAGGCAGAAAGTACTAAAATAGATAGTAAGATTGCTGAAATTGAAAAGCTATCTGAATTAGGTTTATATAGTAAGGTGGAGAGTGTAGATAGATTAAAAGCAAGACAAGAGCAATTAACAAAAGATTTATCTGATATCACTGATTATAAAGAGTGGGCAACTAAACATAAAGAGTTAACTAATGTTTTAAATAAGATAGATCAAGCAGCGGGTATTGATCGGGAAAAGATTACAACAACTAAGACATTTGATGCCCCTTATTACTCTAAAATGAAAGCATCTATTGGTGATAATCCGGGCTTGCAAACTAAGCGTATTGTTGATGAATTAGTTAGCGCTTTTGGCAATGATACTAATAAATTATTAGAATCAGGAAAGATTAAAATAGTTGAAAGCGTAAAAGATTTACCGGGTAAACATGAGGGTAAAGTTCAGGGATTATCTAAAGATGGGCAGATCTGGCTAGTAGCCGAAAACCTTACACCGCAACGGGCTAAGGCTGTAGCATTGCATGAGGGTACTCACGTTAATATGACTGAGTTAGTAGGAGAGAAAGGTTATGCTAATTTATTAGATCAAGCTAAAAGATTGTTAGATGATAATGAGGATATTGCTAAGTTAGCAAATGAAGCAATTCCAGAAGATACCCCAGCATGGGCGCGTGATCATGAACTACTAGCATATATAGTTGAGAATGTACCAACAGCACCATTTGTTAAGGAGCTTATTGCTAAGTTCAGAGCATGGTTGTATAAATCATTCCCAAGCTTACGTAATAGTATGGAATTGTCTTCTTATGATATTCACCAATTAGCTATAATGAACTTACGTAATTATGCAAAGAGTGCAGACATAAAAGGTGAAGGCATATTATATAGCCATGCTAAAACCCCAGAAGAAACATTAGCGGAAGTAGCGACTCAAGCACAAGATGAGTTGGAAGCAATTAATCAAAGCTTTAAAAAAGTAGATACATTTAGAACCGCATTATCTGAGAATATATTATTATTCGATTATGTTGATGATAAACCATTATTTACTGAACAGCTTAGAAATACTTTAGGTATTAATAAAGAAGATGCAAAAGATTTCTATAATGATTTAAGTGCAGCATATAAAAGAGCTGTAGAAAATGGCGAAGCTAATCCAAATATTACCGCTATTAATTATAGTATGGATAAATTAGAGTATGGATTAAAAGCGCATAAGCTTGCATTGATTCATGATAAAGCTTTAGTATCTAAGCACATAGCAAGTATTACTAATAACTTTGTAGGCTTTGAGAAAGATGGTTTAAATAGTAAGTTAGTTGGAACTTTGCTACAACATAAAGGTGCAAGAGCTGATAATGTAGGGGCTGAAATTGTTAATATGCAACGTAAGCACTTAGGGCATTTTGATGCAGACTTACGCGCAGCTGGGTTATATGATCAGTTTAATAAAGGCATTTATAACAATGATATTATGAGAGCTATGGAAGCATTGGAAAATAATGCGGATGTATCTACGTTACCTAAAGAAGCGGTGACATTAGCAAAGATTATTCAAAATAGCTATGATAATATTACAGCCGATATGAATAACAACGGTTTAATGATTAATAAAGTAAAGAATTATTTTGCTAATCAGCAAAACATGCACGATCAATTAAAGATACGAGCAGCTGGGTTTGAGGCATGGCGCAAAACTGTAGCTGAGACATTAGATTTTAAAGCAACAGCGGAGGCTATGAACATCAGCCCTAGCGATATAGATGATACATTATTACGTGGCATTTATGATGGTCTAGCAACAGGAGAGCATATCGGTGGCAGTGGTAATTATGGAGCTGCGTATAATGGAACTTCTTTTAAATCAATTAGAAATAAGCAACGTGTATTACACTTTAAAGGTGCTGAGGGCGTAATTAAATATCGTGAAGCATTTGCAGCTAGAGACTTTCAAGCTAGTGTAATTGGCACAATAGAGGGTAATACTAAAAAGCTTGGAATGATTAAAGTACTAGGTGTTAATTATGAGCGTAATATGAAAGATATAGCTAGTAAAGTAATCGAAACATTACCGGATTCTGATAGTAGAAGTAAGCTTAGATCATGGGCTGATTCTAATATGATGAATCAGTTAAAATCAATTGATGGCAGATCTGATCGCCCAGGTAATGAAACGTTTGCTAGGTGGTCTTCTAATGTACGTGCTGTTAAATCAATGGCTAGTTTAGGCTTTGCTACAGTATCAGCTATAACGGATGTTGTCAATGCTGCTGCTTTTCTAAATCGTAGAGGTATGGGTAGGGGTTTAGTAGTTGATTCTATAACTAGCTTGGGAGAAATATTCCATGCGTATAGTCCAGAGCGTAAACAAATGTTATCAGCTATGGGTGTGTTTTCTGATTCAGTACTTAAAAATACTTATAGAGATGGCACGGCAGAAAATAGTACTGGTAAATTCTTAGCTAAGAAGCAATCCCAATTCTTTAGATTCACAGGCTTAGATCAATGGACTAATTCAATTAGATTAAATGCTATGGATTCGCTAATGTCTTATATGAGTAAAGAGGTTGACAAAGACTTTGGCTCTTTAAATAAAGGCTTACGTGATTCATTTGGTTTGTTTGGAATAGATCAAGACCAATGGGATTTTATAAGATCACAAAAGACTAAAGCAGTAGATGGCAATACATATTTAACAGTTGATGCTTTAGATGATTTAAAAGATCAAGCCATGGCAAAGTTTAGTAATTTAGAACCTGAATTACAGACTCGTGCAGCTATGAAATATATAGAAAATACTAAACGTAATTTATATAATTATTTTATGGATGGTTTATCTCATATGGTGATTGAACCTGATGCTGCAACTAAATATTATCAAACAGGTGGAGGTTTACAAGCTGGCACAGTTTCTGGTGAAGTGGCTAAATTCATGATGCAATTTAAATCATTTAGTGTGGGCTTTATGCGAAAAATTTTATTCGACCAAATGTATGAAGGTCATGATACCATATGGGGTAAAGGTGGATATGCTAGAAGCTGGGGATTAAAAGGCTTGAGCGAGAACGGTTTCATGCAAACAGATATAGGCAAAAAGGTTGGGCTTGTTAAGTATATGGTAGGGTTAACAGTTGCAGGTTATGTAGCTGGAGTGATTAAAGATATATTAAAAGGCAAAGAGCCAAGACCATTATTTGATAAAGATGGAAGCATGAATAAAGCTACATTAACCGCAGCATTTTTACAGGGTGGAAGTCTTGGTATCTATGGAGATTTCCTATTTGGTAATACTAATAGATTCGGTGGAGGTCCTTTAGAGACGGCAGCGGGTCCCGTAATTGGTGGAACTATTTCAGACTTAGATAATTTAAGAAAAGATATATTGGACGTAGGTTCTAAAAGGTACGGTAAAGTGATTGCACAAGATTCATTAAAGTTTGCAATGTCCAATACCCCATTTGTAAATAGTTTTTATACAAGTGCAGCATTTAATTATTTATTCGTTTATGGTTTGCAAGATGCGTTAAACCCAGGTGCTTTGAGAAGAATGGAAAGAAATATGAAACAGAATAATAACCAAGAGTTCATGTTTCCACCATCACGTTATGCTGTAAGATATTAATTTTAAGGAAGTTTTGACATGACAATACAATCACAAAATAGTGCGATATCATACTCTGGAAATGGAGTTACTACAACATTCGCGTATAATTTTAGAATCTTAGTTAATACAGATGTGCAAGTATTTGTCAATAATACTTTAAAGACATTGACTACTGATTACACAGTAACGGGAGTTGATGCAGAGAATGGTGGTAATATAATATTTACAACTGCACCGGCTAATGCTTCTGTCATATATATATCAAGATCAGGAATGCAGCTAACACAATTAGTTGATTATGTTGAGAATGACCCATTCCCAGCGGAAACACACGAGGGTGCTTTAGATAAATTAACTTTATTAATTCAGCAAGTTTTGTTAACCGCAAATAAAGCTATTAGATTTCCAAGTTCTGAAACATTAAATAATATTCTAGCTGATGTTACAACACGTGCAAATCAATTCTTAAAATTTAATGCATTAGGCGAATTAGATTATGATTCTGTAATCGTGGGTGAACCGGGAGAAAACTTTATTCAGCAAGGGAGTGGTGCAATGTCAAGAACATTCCAAGAGAAATGTAGAGATTGGGTTTCGGTTAAGGATTTCGGTGCGGTGGGTGATGGTGTGGCTAATGATACAACAGCAGTTCAAGCAGCGGTAAATACAGGTAAAGGGGTTTATTTCCCATCAGGTACTTATCTTCTCGATACTATTACAATGATTGATAATACACATATTTTTGGGAATGGTGCAAATTCAATATTAAAACAAAATTCAATTACAGGGAATAGTTACGGATTATTATATTGTCAGTCTTCAAGTTCAAGTACATTTATTAAAAATATTACAATACAGAATATTACATTGTTGGGTAAAGTTGTTGCGAGTGGATTTAGTGAGTTCGTCCATTTAATTTCTTGCCACGGAGTACAGAATTTATTAATTGATAAATGTAATATTACGGGATTCCAAGGGGATGGAGTATATATTGGGTCAAGTACAACCGGAACTTTAGAGAGACATAATAAAGCAGTTAAAATAACAAATTGTTATTTTGATGGCATCAATAATGACAATCGAAATGGAGTATCTATAATTGATTGTGATGATATTGAAATATCTGGCAATACATTTATTAACTGTACTCGTAGTAACATGCCGGGGGCTATTGATTTTGAACCAAACAATGACACTTACGCAGTAATTAGAAACGCAAGAGTTACCAATAATCATTTTGAAAATATCGGTGGGAATGTTGCAGTTATTGGATTTGAATTACGAGCAGCCGTTTTTACTACGCAGCCAAAGAATTTTGTTATAGCAAATAATACATATAATGTGAGTAGATCTGCGCTTCATTTTGCAATAGATTCAACAAATTATTCAGAGCCATTTTGTATAAATTTCACGGGTAATTCTGGAAACGTCGGTAGGGGATTTTCTTTTTTTAGTTCAGTTCGTGGAATTAATATAACTAATAATAACTTTAGAATAAATGCAGCATCATTACTGGGATTTGATGCGACTGATACAGTTATCGATGTAAATTTATGTAATAATATAATTAAAGGCGCAGCTAGTTCAGAAGATGGAATCGTACTGCGAAGTGGAAATAATATAAATATAATTGGTAATATTATATCTCATGTCGCTAATGGCATTTCACTTGGAACTAGTGGGGCTTCGGTATCAAATGTAAAAATCCATAGTAATATATTCCATGATTTAACAACTTATACAGTTAACGAAGTGGGCGGTGTTAATTCATCAACATGCTCATATTTACAGAATACTAGTTCATTCCCGCATAACTTTAATGCTTGGATTAATGACAACTGTGGTAGTGTCGTAAATAGCAATACAGCTTTCAGTTTTAATTCTGCAACTTTACCTGATAGCTTTCCAATAGGTGTTTCAGTTTCTATAGTAAATGGAGATACGGGAGTGCCAAATGGTGGCGGAAGTCATCAAGGTATGATCATAAATTATAGGTATTCTGCAAACTCAGGTTATGCGAAATGGACACATCAGATATTTTACGCAGCAAGTAATACTTTAAAAGATGGTGCATTTTGGACACGTAAACGTGATGATAGCTCTAATACGTGGCTTACATGGTACGAACATACAGGCGTTTAATAATTTTATAAGGAATATATTATGTCGATTAAAGGTGGGTATACCCCAATAATAGCAAGTACTGCTACTACGGCAACAACCGCAACGAAACTTGTAGGGCAAACAGATTTTGCCAATTTCACTCCATCATTAACTTGTGGTACTCCGGGAGATTTAGCTATTACATATAGTACACGAGTTGGTAAATCACGAAACAATGGAAACGGTACAGCTACAGTTGTGTATAGTATAGCTACTTCTGCTTTTACTTGGAGTACCGCTTCTGGTGTAGTTTTTCTAACTGGATTCCCAATAGCAGGCGGAGCTAGTTTACCTCATGTCGAGGGGTCAATGTTATTCCAAGGCATAACTTCTGCTAGTTATACGCAATTTGTACCTATCGTTAGATCTGGTTCTGGGGTAACAGAAATAACTATTCAAAAATGCGGGACAGGGCAATCAGCTGGCAACTTGGTTATTGCAGATATACCTAGTGGTGGGTCAGTTATTATAGCTTTAACAATAACATATATTATTTAATTGAAATACTATTATGAACAATATAGAAGAAAGAGTTGAGAAATTAGAAGATGCAACCAAGGCGTTAGAGATCAAAGCTGAGGTTATGTATTCTAAAATCGAAGATGCGAATATCCGGACTACAGAACAATTAAAACAAGTATCTATTGATTTAAGTATATTATCTAAAAAGTTCGGTGATTTCTTTAGTAGATTTTATGTAGCATTATTTTTTGGTGCGGTTTATATTGCTCTATTTACTTGGGTTGCAAATAGAACTATTCAATTTAACGATCAATTAAATATTGAGCAAACTCAGCAAATAGATAGATGGCATAATGACACAACAAAAGAAATTCAATTACTTTGGCAGCATATAAATCTTTTAGAAGGAAAATAAATCATGGCAATATCAAAAGGTGTAATTAACTTATTAACCCCAACTACTTCGGCTGTTGCTAGTAGTAGTTTCCAATTAACTAAGATTAATAAAGGTGGAGCAAAAATTAAAGTGACAGCATTAGCTACAACAGAAAAAGCTTATTTGCAAGAGCGTAATACAGCGGGAACTTTTATCGATTACAAAATAAATGGTGCAGTACCATATTTCGATAAAGATTCACATGTTATTATTATAGATGAAATGGGTGAATTCCGTGTGAATAAAGATGCATCTGCTGGCGCGTGTGGAGTAACTTTATTAAGTCATGAAGATGTAGTAGTATATTAATATGCGGATAGATAAAGTTATAGCGGAGTTAAAGCTATATGAGATTACTAATCCATTAGAGATCGCACACTTTCTAGCTCAGGCAGATCATGAAAGCATGGGGTTTACGAAATTTAGTGAGGGTGAAAAATATCGTTATACAAGAGCAAAAGCTATTTGGGCTAATCGTAGAGAAATCATCGAGAAAAAAAGGCTAGATAATAAAGCTCTTGACTTTGATTTTTGCCCACAACCTTGGCTATTTAATACTGTCTATGGTAATCGTATGGGCAATATTGAAGATGATGACGGCTACAACTTTAGAGGTGCTGGGATATTTCAATTAACTGGGCGTTCTAATTATCAAGCATTTGTTAATTGGTTAGATGATAGTAATTATAATATAGATAATATTCGAGACTATTGTTTAACTGATGATGGCGCAATAATATCGGCTATATGGTTCTGGAAGTCCAATAACATTGGTGCGTTAGCTTTAAAAGATGATGGCATTGGAGTTACTAGAAAAATTAACGGCGGTACTGTAGGGATAAATGAGCGCTTAGAAAATTTATATAAATATAAAATATTATTAGGAGTATAGATCATGAAAGATACAATAATAAAGGCATTAGCTAGTCAGGGTTTTTGGTCTAAACTATTAACTACTATAGGATTCTTAGCTACAGGTGGAGCAACAGTATTAGACCCGCATATTGCTGGTTATATAGGTACTGCTTTCATTGGATTACAAAGCCCAGTGAGTAAAGGTGTTAGTAATATGATTGCAAGTAAAACCTCTAACTATGCTACTACTGAGACTAAAGTTGATGACATTATTCATGCAGCAACTTCAGCTATTAGCAAAGATAGATAGTTAGGAGTAACGCCATCCAGAGAACTTAACGGGTGGCTCAACCCATTCTAAGTCAATACTAGGCACTTCTATACTAGAGAGTATAGTGTGTCTATTAGCTTGTAATTCTTTAATATAAGTGTCATATTTATCTATGTGGCAATATGATATGCACTGCTCATTATTATGTAGTGTAGTTATTTTATTAAACATTTAATACCCTTTATATAAATTTAGTTATTAAATCAGCATAACATAATGGTATATATAATACTGTTAGTAATATAGATAGTTCTAGTAGTTTATTCATCTTCAATTAACCCCTTAATTAATTACTTACTCCTTAAAAATTAAATTACACACTTCACAATTTTGCACTGCACTACTCTTATAATCAAACAGTGTAGTATTATTACAATTATAACACATCTTATAAGTATCAACATGTTCATTGTTATTAGTTAGATTATCATATTGATATTGATTGTTTATTTTAGTTAATAGGTTTAGCATGTTAAACTCCCTCTAAATATATATCATTATCTAGAACCCGTATTATTGTAGCAATAATTTTATTATTATTTATAAAAAAATAACACCCATCTATTTTTTGTAATTCTGCAACTTTAATATTATGAAGAATTTCTTTAACTATTGTTTCCATAGAACAATCCTCAGGATATCTATACGGAACTGGAATCATATGTGTAAACTTTAATGGTTGACTTATATCAAGTATTTTAACTGTACCGTCTAAATGTTCCCATTTAGTTAATGTGCAGTATATATTTGTTTTATAACAAATCATATTACGCATGTTAGACCTCTTCTATTTGAATAGTATTATTAGATATTTGAATTATCTTAACCCTACTAACATTAATTTCTTTAGTTAAGTTTATATATATTTTATTATCTTTAATATAAAACTTCCCTTTAGTTTTACCTACCATTATTGGATAAATACCATCTTTTTTATTTAACAATATATTAAGTTTTTTATTAAAAAACATCCCTGTAATTTTTTGATTTAATATATGTGTCACAATTTGTAAATCACGATTTGTAATTTCCTTCCTAAGATCTAAATTCGGAGATGCAATTTTAATAATTTGTTTTATTTGCTCGTAGCCTAAGCATAGTTCGTTTACCATATCCGTCTCCTATTCAACAATCCACCATTTAGTAGTTGGGTTTAATTCCGTGAAACTAAAAAATGTATACCCATATTCTCTCCTTCTACCTAATAGGGTGGAAATAATATTATTTCTATATAAAAAATACACTATTGATAGACTTTGATCATTCATCACAGTATGCCCATTTTTAATAGCTTGCATAGCTTCAAAGAAATCTATATACTTACGTTCTGGTTTTTTAAAACTATTCAAACTTTCTTCTATTTTCTCAATCCTATTTACCATTTTGTTTAATGCATCACAATGTGCCTCCACTTCCTTTTCTATTTCACTGGGTGTGTCTTTAATATCATTTAACTTAACAATTGCGTTATATAAAACATCTGCTAATTCTTGTAGTTTATCTTGCATTATCTACTCCTTAACTTTCTAAATTATTTATTTTTAATATTTTTTAATCTTTTAATAGCAACTTCTAAATATTCAGCTAGTTCTTGTAGTTCATTTTTAGGTTCTTGGTATATTTCCCATCCTTCAGTGTTTAAATCACCGTGTCCCATAAAAACAATCTTATTATTATATAAAAATTTATGTTTATAAAAGTAAATATACTCATAACCTTCAGCGTTCCAAGTCCAATGCCTAACCTTTTGCCCATCAATTGCTAATTTTAACGCTTCACCTTTTGTCATTTTCTTCCTCTTTCTTAAAATGAAGATCTATAAATTCTAATGTGAAATCAATATTCTTTTTAGTTAAAAGTTCGTACTCAGCTAAATCATTCAATACTTCTAAATAATAGTAACCTTCATCATATAACTCTGGTACACCTTTAGATTCTAGATACTTTATTGCTTCTCCTATAGTTAAAACTTCCATTTCATTTACTCCCATTAGAATTAATAATTTTATTTAATTCAGATAATAATACTTGTTGTGCTACTTTACCTATTTGCGTATTACTGAATTCTTGTGCTTTACTATTTGCAGCCATTAAATAAATAGTTTGAGAGTTTGGGATAAATATACTTGAAATAAGCATTATAAGCCCTCCTATTACAGGATATTTAATTAACTTTTTAGCATATATTACACTCTGCTCATCTGTGTCGTAATCATTTGTTATAAGGAAAATTATAATCACTCCTAATATCGCCACACTTAAAAATACAAAGATAACAATAAAAGAATTAATCCCATCAACAACACTAGCTAAATATAACATTTCATTTAAACTAATTTTATTTATCTCCTATAAAATTATCTAATTCACTCCAGTTAAAACTCCATTCCTTGGGATATGTAACCTGCCTATGTAGGCTTTTCACATTAAGTGTACATGTAAACTTATCATACTTGTTTAATGTTCCCTCCCAGAATTTAGT